AGCACCTCATACTCCGGTTCACCCGTTTCTGCCATATCTGGGTAATTATGTTGGACGGAATATTAGTAACTGTCTTACTAAATAACTATAAATTAATTAAGAACTAATTAATATTGGTGAACGCTGATATACAAATTTTTTCGGTCACGGGATTTGAAATGAAACATAAAACCGTGGGTCTTGGTCCGAATTGCGGGAGAATATATCTTCCCCGTGAATGGGTGGGGAAGAGTGTAACCATTATTCTAAAAGAACTGCCTGATGAGAATGTAAAACATGGTTAAAACCTGTGATGTCTCCGGGTGTCAGTATCACCGGAGACACGATGATGTATGGCAGAACATTGACCGGGAGAATCCACACTGGGAATGTCTGACTGTATTTAGATGTCATCATCCGAATGCAAGAGCATACAGAAAACCTGATTCAACCGGTGGCGTGAAAGTTGGCGATATTTGTTGGACATGTAGAGGGTATTGGGAATGAAACTCAAAATAATCGTTGATGTTGATGATTGCCCGTATAAACGGAAGAAAATAATACATGAAGATGGAGGCACGTTCCATAAATGCAAACACCCCGATGGTGATGGAAAGTGCTATTCTAATTACAGCCAGCTATATGCAGTATGCCCGGTTGCTGCAATGGGCGGGTTGGTGTTTGAATGAGTAAAAAATATTTGAAATGCAGGAGGATGCGGAATGACAAAGAATGAAGATTGTTCACTGAAACGATTCACAACCGATGAATTAGTAGCAGAACTCAATGGACGGCACGAATTGTGCCCGGTTGTGGATGAGATGACACGCGAGCCGGTTTGTCTGTTTGTTACAACCCTGGAATCTCTTGTAACAGAGTTATGTAAACGGGATGGCGTTGAATCATCTGATATTGAGTGTGCAGACGGGATTGCCAAAACAATTGTAATTCATGGGTGGAAAGAATGATTGGTGCGGCACCATATCCGGTCATTATGGGATGTAGGTTGATACCATGATTGTATTTCAGTGTAAATCGTGCGATAAAATCCCCTGTATGCTTATTTGTGAGAGTGATGCAGACGTACCGGAGTTTTGTCCGTGGGACGGGACATATGAGGCGGATTGGAACATGATGCGAGTGATACCATGAAAATTGATGTGGAAACTCAATGCATCATCACCCGTGATAACGGGGAGCAGGTTGTTGTTGATGATGTCTCGTCGATTGCGATTGTAATTGAGGTCATGGGTCAGAAATATAACCTCTTCAAAACGATCGATGAGTTGATACTAAACGGGAGATGGAAATGACTAACCGATGTCGGCAGGGGTGCCCGAATAATGAATATATTGACAGAAATTGGGTTTGCACCGGTCTTGATGCTGCTGTAATATCCATCTGTCAGAAGATGGAACATACATCACAGAAATACAACGTTCCTTTCAGGGACGTTTTAAGAAAAGTATTAGAATATCATGATGAATGGGAGACGGAAGAATGACTAAAAATATTATTGATATTGATTGTAGAATGAACCTGGTTATTGAAGAATGGAATGGAAAATTAATAGTTAAAGATGCGACCATCTTATCTGACATCGGACTTGAAACTATTATTCCTGGTGATTCTTCAAGTGTTCCAAGATTAATTGCAGAATCGAAACTAAATACAATCCCCGTATTTCCCTTGTCAAATGACGGATATTTTACTATCAACGGGGATCGAGATTCGTTTTCGAAATGGGTAAAACAACACGTATCAGAAATTCGGAGCGGGATTGAATGAAATACAAATGCCATACCTGTAAACTCATTTTAACTGAAGAGCAATTAGTGAACGGGAATTGTCCGCAATGCCATAGCAATTATGCATTAAAGGAGATGTGTCCGAAGGATAACCTGACCTGCACCCATGAGATAGTGGATAAACTGGCATATTGCCCGGAGTGCGGTGAACCAATGTGCCCGATATGTGGGTGTCATGACGTTTCACAAATCAGTCGAATTACCGGCTACATGGCTGATGTGAGCGGTTACAATGAAGCGAAGCGCCAAGAATTGAGGGATAGAACGCGATATACCGTCGAATGAGTAAGTTATTTATGGTTTAAACACAGATAAATAGATATGGGGAAACTAACCCCTGAACAAATTTTGCAGATAATATCCTTGTACAAACAAGGCAAGTCTGCAAATGATATTGCAGAACAATTCTGTGTATCAAAACCCGCAATTTTGTATCAATTGCGACGGAATAACATTGAAAGACGACAGCAGTGCTTGGTTGATTTAAACATGGTTGATGTGATTGAAATGTATAAATCAGGTGAGTCTACAATAGACATCGCTGAAAAATACAAAACCAGTCATACCACTATTAACCGACGCTTAAAAGAACATGGAGTGGAGTTACGGACTAAAGAAGATGCGTTACAAAAGTATGCCCGGTATAACATCTGTGTTATTTGTGGGAAAGAATTTCGAGCACGAAAAAGTTGGAACTCAAAGACCAACCCGAATCGAAAAACGTGCTCTAATGAATGCTACACGGAATTAATGAAACGCATAAATTCAAACGAAAATGCACCAAACTGGCGGGGCGGGTACTCTCAAACACACTATCAAAGGATTGCACGAGAAACAAAGCCCCGCCAGTGCGAGATGTGCGGAAAGACAGATGTGAGATTAGATGTTCATCACATCGATCACAACCGCACAAATAACTCAGCTGACAATCTTATGATTCTTTGTGTTTCATGTCATGCAAAGTTGCACTATTTCAGTGGAGACACGGGGATACGAGGGGCCCCAATTAAATCCCCCTCCTCTATTCAAATGGTATTAATATGATTGAATTAAAAGATCGGCACCGGGTAAACATCTCTGATGAGGTCGACTCCGGGGTGATACCATGATGTCAGTTTATCCAATTGGGTCGGGTGATGTGCAATGCTGGTGTTGTGGGGGCTGGATACACCAAGAAGGCTATTTCATCCACAATACACATATTTTTTGCGTAAATTGTCATCATTCTATTGAACACAACTCATCGGAAATTCAGATTAGTCAAGATGAAACTGTCGTAATGGAGGAATAATGGACTTTGAAACACCCTGACCTATACCGGAGACGATGTAGACAGGCATTAAAACCTGCACATATCCAGATAACCATCTGTTCTCATGATGGTTTTGAGACCCGGAACGTAACGAAACGGTGGATACTGCATAACACAACTGACCCGTCTGTATTTGGAGTGAAACGATGACAAAACTCTACCAATACCAATACCAGGAAGGGAAGTTTAACGACTGGTTCTCATACACTATTGTTGATGGTTGTGTTCTCATTCACCCGGCTGATGTTCTTGATTACATCAGATACAAAGTCGCAATAATGGGTGATGTATTCAGTTATTCCGAATGCCTGGAATACCTGAACGATATCATGAAAGAGATATCCGCATTCGGACCACATCAAAAATAGGAACCATCTTGTTATCATCAACAAAATGGTTATTCGTTTTTCAACACTCTGATAACTGTTATCCGACTAATCCCAAGTTTCCGGGCAATGCCGTTCTTGGAACAGGTTTCAGACATTCTTCTGATCATTGCTTTGGTTTGTGGGTCCAGTGGTTGTCCTTTCGGCATTAATCCTCCTGGTAATAACTGCTGCCGGGGTCATCTTCGGGCATGGGTGACGCGGCCATCTGTTCCGGTAATGGGAATCCGGGCACTATCGGGGTGAAACTTCTCCTGCAATTTGGGTGCTCAGTCGTCCGGTGATACGACTCTTCTATCGTCCATATGGACCCGTTTATCTCTGCACAAACGGCACACCCGCACCCATCCCTGACCATGACATGAGTGACCTGTGACGCCTTGTACCGGTCCAATGAGTTTTCGTTCAATGTTCTGACAACCTCAGTTCGTGCAATACGCGAAGCCCCGGACTTATACTGCTGTCCCATATGTTTCATGATATCATCAGCAACGGTATCAGACGGGTATATTCCATCCATCCCCCTGTATTCCCATCTCCCCAACGGTTTTCCTTCTCTCATGCCTCTGGTGATGATATCAGCGATAGCATCTGCATTCTCCTTCGGACCGTACTTATTGAACCAGTCAATGAACTCCCCGTTGATAGTGGTCCCGCCCCGGTTCAGTTCATCCTGATACCGCTGTGCGTAGGTAAGAGCAGGTTGTTTTGCGGCTGCCGGGTTGATAGGAAGTTTCAGTTCCCGTTGTGCCTGGATGATACCATAGAACGCAGACTGTGCAACCGTCTCTGATATCCGTTCTCTCATCCGGTCTACCAGCTCAGACAGGATACCTGATATTGCCAGTTCGGTTGCGATATCAAGGTCACTCATGACCGGGCTTTCCTCATTGTGCTGATGATATCCCTGGTTGCCTCATCTATCATCTGATGCAGGTCTGTTTCCAGCTCATCTTCCATCTCATCCACAGTCGGGATATCTCGTCTGAGGACCACATCAGGAAGAGATGTTTTTTCAGCAGTCTTTGGAGCCTCATCAGCCACAGGAGTTATCAGGGACCACTCATCTATCATCTGTTTGAGGGAATCCTCATCCAGCCCTTCCGCTCCCTGTCTCTGCCTGACCTCATTGATGGTAAGAGTCCGGTATTTGGCGCCCATCTCTGCCTCTTTCAAGTCAAGTTCCCGTGACCCGGTATTCATCCGTGGAATGGTGACTTCTGCCCGGTATCCTGGTGCGTAAGAGTTGTATAAGAAAAACCGGTTGATGATATCATTTAGCTGACTTTCTATCTCTGCCTGAATACCACCGATAAACGCGGCCATCAGTTCAAGTTTCCCTTTATCCGACCCGCCAAGCCTGGTGGAATCATCATCGAAGAAGGAAGCCGGGTTTAACGTATAGATGATATGCTGATACAAGGCTTCGATGATTTCAAGGTTTATCGTGTTTTCATATTTATATTCGATAATCTCCATGTTGCTGCGGAGACTGAACGCTGTGTCTTTATCCCAATTTTCGAGAATCATGTTTGCATAATCCTCATCGGATACAAAGTCATTCGCTTCACACGCGGGTTGTGGGTTGCTTATCTTAATGAACAAGATAGGGGCTGCACCCCGTTTCATCACCTGCACGTTCGTTTCCCAGCCGTATATCAACATATCAATAAACGGGATGATAGGTTCAATGAGCGGTGTTTCAACCAGTCCATCCACAATCGGTGACTGACATATGATGATATCATCCGGGTTCAGGAGTTCTGCCTTGTTGGACCCGACTGTCTGCCAGCATTCGATATTTTCACCTGACGGGTCCAGGGTTATCCCTAACAGGTATTCAGTATATTTTTCCCGGCCTGACGGCTGTTTAGCAAACGAGTGAGGGGGGAGTCTGACCAGCTCTTTCGGTGCAATTATCCCGAACTCGTTCTTTTCCCATATCGGGTTGAAAATAGTTGCTCCGTAAAAGAATTTGTCGTATAATCGGAACTGCCCGGCAGATAACAACGAAAACTTCGGAGACTTGAGTAGGTTGGACAGTAACAATTGGGTTTTCTCATCCACATCGTTATTCGGGTCATATACTGCCAGGGTCGGCAGTTTGGAGAATACCATTGCAGAGAACTTGATGAACAGACCTTTCCCGTATGCGGTGCGGGAAAACTTGTATAACGTATCCACCGTGACCGCGTTTTTCGCGAAGTTCTTGATATTGCTGATGTATTTGGTTCCTGACCGGGACGGAACCGTGAGTGATGCCATACCGTAATATTCGATGTCTATATTTAAAACTGTCGTATATTGTTGAACGACTTTAAGTATTCTGTTAAATTTATCCGTGTTTTTCCTGGGTATCCTCGCATGATGATACCTATCAGGAACAAAAAAGAGGTTGCGCGAATCAGGGGTTTCTTCGCTGTGCTACACGTTCCAGAGCTTGTTCTGATATGTTCACCAGAAACTCCTCGTTATGCGGGGAATATAGTTTCTCACTTAATTTTACATCCATTCGTGCATCCATCTCTTTTGAGACCTCATCCACAATCGTATAGATTAAATCCCGCCTTAGGTCTTTTCGGTTGAGATAATACTGTAATGCATCTTCTACCAGGTCTGTGAGCGAACAGTATTCTCCACATGATACCAGTGATTCGCATCGACGTTTCAGGGTTGGCGAAATCCTGCACGTAATCTGTTCAGATGGTCCAACTTTCCCTGCCATGAATATACCGTATTGCATTACGGAGTGGTGAAAAGCGACACGTATATCATGTCGAAATAGGCACCCTAATATGTTACTATGAATGCAGATTTTTGCGTATGCATTAATTCCGGTCGGTTTGATGTGGTTCTGGACTGGTTCACCACCATATCCTGTGCAAAACAGTTTATCAACGAAGTAAAACCCCTATGTGACTATCCAATTGAAATCAAACCGGCTGCTGAAGTGAGAGAACTGATAGTCGGATATACGTCTGACCGGGTTATCACATCAGTACGTATCGAAACGGGAAACGAACAGTAAATACCTGCCAACCCATTTTTCAGTAAAAAATGTTTGAACTATTCGGAATTTCCGATAAGTTCAGTCATTCCCCGTCCAGCACAATTGCAACAACTGGCTTCCCGATACTGGTCTTTGGCAGATAGATGCCGCCTGCCGTCCCCTGTCTGCTTCCGGTCTTGTCATCACAGACCTGGAATGAGTCTGCCTGGAACGTTTTGGTATATCTGTTTCCATTACTGGATTCAACTGTTATTGTTATCATTTATTCCTCTCCATCATATTTCCTATGTTTATTCAGTTTGCCACCCACGGTGAACGAACGACTACAAGTCCTACATCTGAACCTGGGTTTTATCCGGTCCTTGGTCTCTAACCATTCGTTGAAATACGTGTCATCACTCCCACATCTCGGACATGGT